ATATATGGGAACCGAGGAGTCAATATTCTCAATTATGATTTATAAGTTACCTAAATTTGTAAATTATTTTGAAATTGAATCAAATGGATTATTTGGAAAGTTTTTTGAAGATTTAAAAAATGATGAGTTAATTAAAAAAAGTGAGTATAAAATAGTTGAACAAGAAACTGATATTAATAAAGTTGCTCTTTACGTCATAACATTTAATTCACCAAAACAATTTAAAACACTGATTGATTCAATGTTAAAATTTGATAGAAATTATATTGATAAAACACAAAAATATCTTTTAGATAATTCAACTGATTTATCAACAACTGAAGAATATATTACAATTTGTGAAGAATTTGGATTTGAACATATCAAAAAAGATAATTTAGGTATCACGGGTGGTCGACAATGGATTGCCGAACATTTTGAAGAAACGGAGTTAGATTACATGTTATTTTTTGAAGATGACATGTTTTTTTATACGACGGAACAATCAGTATGTAGAAATGGTTTTTCAAGATATTCAAAAGATTTTTATTACAAAACGTTAGAAATAATTCAAAAAGAAAAATTTGATTTTTTAAAATTAAACTTTAGCGAATTTTACGGGTCGAATGATGTACAATTTGCGTGGTATAACGTTCCACAACATTTTAGAGAACAACATTGGCCAAAAAACAAAAGATTACCGCAAATGGGGTTTGACCCAAATGCTCCAAGAACACAGTTTAAAGAAATTAAATCACACAAAGGTATTCCATATGCGTCAGGTGAAATCTATATATGTAACTGGCCAATTTTATTATCAAAAGAAGGAAGTTATAAATGTTATTTAGAAACAAAGTTTCAGTCACCTTTTGAGCAAACAATTATGTCTCACAACTTCCAACAGACAGTTCAGGGTAAATTAACCCCAGGTATTCTTCTTATGACCCCAACTGAACACGATAGATTTGAACACTATTCCGCAGAGTTAAGAAAAGAATGCTGATTTTAGATATTTATAAAAAAAGTATCTATGGAATTTTTTATTAACAAAGGAGCAACACTACCTGTTCTTAAAATGCAAGTGGTTAAAGATGGTATTGCTGACATAACAGAGTTTATGTCATTGATAGAAAACTCGTTGATTTATTTTTCCATGATAGATGTTAAGACAGGAGGATATAAGATTCTAAATATGAAAGGGGGGTTTGTTGAAAAGACATTTATTGACCCAAATGCTGAGACAGAATACTATGTTTATTATAAATTCACTTCAATAGATACAAATAGAGAAGGACTTTATGAAGGAGAGTTTGTTTTTATTACTGATACAGGAACTTATATTTTACCAATCAGAGAAAAACTTACAATAAAAATTGGTGATAGTCACGTATCTATTTAATATGGAATGGTTTATTAAGAAAAATTCAACGTTACCGATTTTCCAAATTGAGATATCAAAAAATGGAAGAAGTGATTTTGGTTTAAATGAAAATATTTCGGGTAATACAATTTTAATTTCGGTATATGATGAGATTAAAAATAAATATATTGTAGCATCTAAAGAATGTTATATTACAACAAGCGCATCTACTGTTAACCCTTTAGATATTACTTATTATGTAAATTACCAATTTACAAGTAAAGAAACAAAAAATGAAGGTAAGTTTTTAGTTCAGTTTTTAAAACAATCATCTCAGGGTATTGTTATTATACCATTACCTGAAAAAATTTATGTAAGTGTTCTTAGTAGTTTTAGTTTAAATTCTTACTCTTATCCATCTAATGACCCTTATATTATTGATAGACCATGTTGTAAAGCACCTGCTATCACACCAACAGTTACACCAACTACCACACCTACAGTTACACCAACAAATACTCAAACGCCAACAAATACCGCAACTAAAACCCCAACTCCGACTCAAACTCCGACTCAAACTCCGACAACTTCAATAACACCAACAAAAACTCCAACCCCTACAGTTACTCAAAGCTCAGGAGCGTTAGTTGTTCCTTTATGTTCAGTAATTTATGTTGACGATATAGATGACATCTATAGTTATAACTTTAGTACAAATACTAGTACGTTATTACCAGTACCTTCTACAATTTATAATCTTGATATCGGTAATACTCAAAATAAATTATGGACAACAAGTTATACCTCTGTTAGAGAATGGAATATTACTTTAAATCCATTTACCGCAACTTATAGTAGAGATTTAACTTTCCCGTTTTCTATAGGTAATGGTTTAGGAGTTATCAATAATACAACACTTATTGTTACAAACGAAGATGTTCCACAATCAATTTATGAAATGGATATTACAACAAACACACCTATTTCAACAGATAAATTTGCTTTACCTATATTACACTCTGTTTCTGGTGATATTTTGTTAACAACCACTAATAAACTTTTAGTAACAACTAATGAAAGTGTTAATATATACTTATTACAGTATGATTATTTAACAGGTAATTTAGAGTTGACTATAACTCTTAACCCAACTGTTGTTGACCCTTGGGGAATATTTGAAAACTCGGGGAATATTTATGTAGCGACAGGGGGAGGTGATGTATATTCTGTTAATACTAATTTCCCTTATAATATAACATTCGTTAGTAATACAGGACATCCAGTATATGGGGCGTCACAAGTGCCATCTTGTTTAACGTCATCTTTTACACCAATAATACCAACACCAACACCAACACCTTCACTTACACCTTCACCTACGCCAACTATTACACCAACTATTACTCCAACTATTACTCCAACTCAAACTATTACTCCAACTAAAACCAATACACCAACACCAACTATTACTCCAACTCAAACAACAGTTCCTCCAACCGCTCCGTACTTCCAAGTACAAAATATTGTTGGTACAAACCCATTAATTGCATCTTTTAACACGGCTCCTAATAGTAGTTTTAATATTAATTGGGGTGATGCATCAACACTTTCTGTTAATATTACCAATCCACCATATTCACCATCATTTTCAGCATATTCGTACAATCATACGTATGATTCTAACTTATATACTGCGACATTTGATAATTTCCAACTTTCATCCGTAACGTCTACAAATAATATTCGTGAAATTAATTTATACAATATTTCAGATATTATTGAAAACTCATACACGTTTAGTGCATTTACCGCAGTAACTAAAGTGTTATTATCAAATACAACTTTAACCAATTTTAGTTCTAGTTTACCTAACTCACTTGTTGATTTTTATATCTATAGTACAAACGCACCTGTTTCTCAAAATTTTGAATTTACCCCAACAACTAACTTAGCATTATTACCAAGTTTTAGAGAATTATTAATTAATAATTCTGATATGTCAGGTTTTACCTATAATTTTTCAGGAAGTAGTTCATTTAGAACTCTTCAGTTATATGGTAATAATAGTTTAACTGATTTAAATATTACGGTTCCTACAGGACCAATATTTAGAGATTTATATATTATAAATAATACTTCATTACCAACATTTACAGTAACCAATTATTTATCAGGTTGTACAGGTCTTCTAAATATATATGTTTATGGTAACACATCATTATCAGGTTGGACTTATACATTACCAGTATCTGCTCAACAAGTTCTTCTAAACTCAAATGGAATTCTTGATTTTAATACTGATTTAAACACGAATACTAATTTAACAACATTACGACTTGATAGTAATCTAGTTATGAGTTCATTTACAAATACAGTTTCAGCTTGTACCTCGTTAACAACGTTAAGATTAGATAACAATAATTTAACATCATTACCTCCGATATTCCCTAATAGTATACAAACTTTGAGATTGGATTTGAATGATATTACAGGTTATACAAGTAACTTCCCAACAAGTTGTGTATATTTTGATATGAGTGACTCGTCAGGGACTTTACAGTATGTACCACAATGGTCAGTTGCTTTAACAGGAGCAACTTCATTAAATACATTTTTACTGAATAGTGTTGGATTATCAGGATGGACAACACTATTCCCAACATCTATTAGAACAATAAGTTTTGAGAGTAATCTTTTAAACAATTTTGATTTTAATTATACATCAGGTGCCACATCAATAAGTTTATACGATAATATATTAACAGGAACAACAAATTTATCAGGTCATACTTCTTTAACCACATTAACAATAGGAGGTAATAACTTTACAAATAGTTCACAGATATTTGAAGGAAATTTCCCATCAACTTTAAGAACATTCAACATTGCGGGGTCACCATTATTGACAGGATGGACGAAAACATTCTCAGCAATGACCAATATGTTACTGTTAGATTTTAGAAATACCAATCTTAAAACTGCGGCGGTAGATTACATTTTACAAGATGTTGCAACTATAGCTACCGCAAATACTTTATATAATAAAACACTTTATTTATCAGGAACTTCTGCAAATCAACCAGAGTCTCCAACTGGAGGATTAACTAACCCAAATTATTTATTACTTAAAAATTCTCCATATAGTTGGACGATTACAGTAAAACCATAATAATATTCATTTTAAATTTTGATTTATATAACATAAATGATGTCTTGTTAATTGTTGGTTATTTTATTACCTCAAATATAACTTGTTCAACATTTACTAATAAACAAGATAACAATATATTTATAAATAAAAAAAACTATGAAACAATTTTCAACAATTCACATATTTGGTTATGGTGAAACTCAAATTATTGGAGAAACTAATAATGGTAAAATACCGTCATTATCATTAACAACTTTAGTACCATTTGTAGACCACGTAAAAACGTTTTTACCTGAAAGTGGTGTTACATTAACTGACTACCACGTAATTCATATTTTTGAAGGTAGTGATGTTAGGTATTTAGGAGTTGGGACTGAAGACAGAAAAGAAGAAACATCGTTTTCAGTTAAGTACGACCAAATCAATTTAACACTTTTAGATACTTTAGTAAATGAAGTGATTTCATTACTTCCTCCAAAAGTATAACACAATAGTCCTACTTCAAAAGAGAGGTGGTTTTTATTTGACTTATAATTTTTATTTGGTTAATCTTATACCTATAAGGTAAATTCCGACCTTAATTCGGAAGCAAATACACCATTTTAAATTTTATGATATCAAACGAAGAAATTGAAAATTTCCTTCAGGGAAATGATGACGAAAAATATATCGTCAGTGTTGAATACGATTACGTCAAAGATTGTGTTTGGAAAATTCTTGAACACCCAATTCACGGAAAACAAATTAAAAAAGATACCTTCATCCCTTTTGCTTGGGTAGGTGACTTACGTGGGTTAAACTTCTACAAATCCTCAAAAGCATTACAGAAAGAGGCGATGACAAAACATAAAATTGTCATTGAGAAATTAAGAACAGACGGTAACGAAAGATTAGAAAAAGGTTTAACGTTTATGGTTAAATCATTAAACGGATATCGTTCGTTAATACAATTTTTTAGAGATGGTGGTGTGGACCCTTGGGGTGAAACAACAAAAGGTTTAGTATTAATACTACCACCTGTTGAACAATTTTTAGTTACCAAAGAAAAAAGATTATTCAAAGGATTTGATGATTACAACAGTATCACAAGATTTGTATTTGACTTAGAGACAACCGCATTAGAACCAAAAGATGGTCGTATCTTCATGATAGGAATGAAAACCAATAAAGGTTTTAGTCAGGTAATCGAATGCTCAGATGAAGACCAAGAAAGAGAAGGTATCATTAAATTTTTTAATACCATAGATGAACTTAAACCAAGTATCATCGCATCTTACAATGGATTTAACTTTGACTGGTTATGGATTTTTGAACGAGCCAAAGCGTTAAAATTAGATATTAAAAAGATTGCCAAGACATTAAATCCAATCAACCCGATTAAACAATCTGAGAGCATGTTAAAACTTGCAAACGAGGTTGAAAGGTTTAATCAAACGTCAATGTGGGGTTATAACGTTATTGATACGTTACACGCCGTTAGAAGGGCTCAGGCAATCAATTCGTCCATCAAATCTGCGGGTTTGAAGTACATCACCCAATATATTAAAGCTGAAGCCCCTGACCGTGTTTATATTGACCACACAGACATTGGTCCGTTCTACTCAAAGAAAGAGGAGTTTTGGTTAAACATACAAAACGGAAAATATAAAAAAGTGGGTGTTGACCCAAAGATTGATGACGCTTGTTCCAAACACTCAAACATCTACATTAAAACAACAGGTGATAATTTGGTTGAACGATACCTCGACGATGACTTAGAAGAAACTCTAACAGTTGATGAAGAATTTAATCAAGGTTCATTTCTACTTGCATCTTTAGTTCCCACAACATACGAAAGAGTTTCAACGATGGGAACGGCAACATTATGGGAAATCCAAATGAGAGCATGGTCATATAAGAACATGTTGGCAATTCCTAAAAAGAATGAGAAGACAGAGTTTGTAGGAGGTTTATCACGTTTACTTAAAGTAGGATTTTCTACCGATGTATTGAAACTTGACTTCTCGTCACTTTATCCGTCAATACAACTTGTTCACGATGTATTCCCGACCTGTGATATTACAGGAGCAATGAAGGGAATGTTAAATTACTTCCGTAATACTCGTATTAAGTATAAAAACTTGGCTAAAGAATATCAGGATATTGATAAGAAACAAGCAACATCATTTGACAGAAAACAATTACCGATTAAGATTTTCATTAACTCACTATTCGGAGCGTTGTCGGCACCTCAAGTATTTCACTGGGGTGATATGGACAAAGGACAAATGATAACATGCACCGGAAGACAGTATTTGAGACAGATGATGAATTTTTTCATATCAAAAGGATATACCGCATTAGTACTTGACACAGATGGTGTCAATTTTAGTTTACCTAAAGGAGATTTAAGCGATAGAGTTTATATTGGTAAAGGAACCAATTGGGGGGTTAAAGAAGGTAAAGAATATAGAGGATATGACGCTGATGTTGCCGAGTATAATGACACGTTTATGAAAGGGGCAATGTCGTTAGATAATGACGGAACTTGGAAATCTTGTATGAATATCGCTCGTAAGAACTACGCAACAATGGAACATAATGGTAAGATTAAACTTACAGGTAACTCAATCAAGAGTAAGAAACTTCCACTTTATATTGAGGACTTCTTGGATAAAGGAATTAAAATGTTATTGGAAGGTAACGGACAAGATTTTGTTGAGTGGTACTATGAATACTTGGAAGTAATCTTTAACCAACAAATTCCTTTAATGAAGATTGCCCAAAGAGCAAAAGTAAAACTATCTATTGACGATTACAACAAACGTTCAAACGAAAAAACAAAGGCTGGTCATATGATGTCGAGACAAGCTCATATGGAACTTGCAATTCGTGACGGTATCGCGGTAAGTTTGGGTGATGTGATATTTTATGTTAATAACGGTCTTAAAGCCTCACACGGGGATGTCCAAAAGGTAAATGAAAAAATGTCTAAGCAAGAAAAAGACCAATATAGTTTATTTCATGGTAAAGAACCTGTGTTAGGTTCACACGTCCAACTTAATTGTTATCGTATTGACCCCTCAGATTTAGAGAATAACCCTACTATGACAGGTGAATATAACATCGCAAGAGCTGTTGCCACTTTCAACAAACGTATTGAGCCATTATTGATTGTATTCAATGAAGAAATTAGAAATAATTTAATTGTTACTGACCCTAAAGACAGAGGTTTGTTTACTAAAGAACAATGTAAATTAATTAACGGTATTCCATTTAATGAGGGTGACCAAGATAAAGTTGAGGATGTTTTATCAATATCTCCTGAAGAAATGAAATTTTGGGAATCAATAAACGGTGACCCAAATCATATCTACGACTTTGCGGAAGAAGGATGGGAAAAATTTATAAATTAAAAAAGGAATATGTTAAAAATACATATTTCTTTTTAAGACTGTTTCAACCCGTCTGAGGAAACTATAAACCATCCACCAAATGCGTAATATAATTCAACACAAGCACCTTTTTCAATATTAATTTCACCATACTCTTCATCAATCAAACCCTCGATAGGTTTTATTTTTGTATTTGTAAGTGCTTTAACTATTACGTGGTCGGTATTTTTATGATTTAAAATAACCTCAATTAATTCTAATTCTTTTGTAATAATTACTGATTCACCTTCAGTTGTATATGTCTCATCAGATACCATACAAACTTGTGATGTTAATAAAACTTCTTCTCCGATAACACGTTTCATCGGGATTGATTTTTGTATACTCATAAAATTATATTACATACATATTTCTTGGGAACGCTCTAAACTTCATTTGTTTGTTAAGATTTTCAGCAATTAATGCCTCACGTTCCATTATTTTTTCAGGTCTTAATCTTGTTAATCTACCATCAGCGCCAATTAATTCCTCAATCAATTTTGTTTTTTCATCTTTACCCTCAGTTGCTAAAGTTGCATATTCCATAGTTAACTCAGAGTCAGGTGTCTTTAAGTTACCCGAATATTTTCCTCTAACTTTTGATAATGTTTCTTTACATCCCGCAACAAAATATCTTCTAACCCACTGTTGTGCTGGTTCATTTAAATCAGCCCAAGCAATTGCGTTCATTGGGACATCTGAAGGAAGTTTAATAATATCAGGGTTTGCGGCCAAACAAGCGTCTCTATCCTGAGGTCCAACATCGTAATACCAATACCAAACTTGTGAATGGTTTAGTGATGAATTACCAAAGTCAAATTTACCACCAGGTGTTTGCATTAAATGAATCGCCTTTTTACCATTAGGTAATCCTGTAATTCTATAAGTTAAATCACCACCAATAATTCTTCTCTGTATATTAATCTCTTGCATCCTTAATAACATATCAAATGCTGATGTCATAAAGTATGAACCTGAACCACCCATTTGAGAAAAACCTCCGGGTCCACCAATACCTGTACCACCTAAAGCGCCAAAACTAAATTGGTCAAATAAAATATTATTTAGAGTTGATGGCGTAAACCATAATAATTCATTGATTTCACGACCTGCAGGTATTTCATAAATCTGTTGATTTGGAACTAATGTGATATAATCTTTTTTAAGTTCCCAATCACCAAGTGGAGATGATTGTAATCCAACTATTTTAGAGTATGCCTGAGCGTATCTGTTTTCGTAATCTAAACTCTTAGTTACAAATGCTCTCGATAATGATTGGGTATCTAAATTTAGATTATATAATGAAGTCCATTGTGATTCAATTAACCAATCTTGAACATATTGGGCATAATCCCCAATAGAGAATTCCAAGATGGAATCCATTTGTTCATCTTCTAATTCAATTGAACGAATTGGTGCTCCGAGTACGTGTCTAACTTTTGTGTATAGTTGACTTCTGTATGGTTCTGCGATTATTATATTCATGAAGTGATATTTTTATATAAATATCAATTCACAGTATAAATTAAATCTTGTGTTGGGATTTTAAACATACTTGAACTAAAAGCGACAGTTTTGTTCTTAAAAATATAAACTTCTTTGTTAATATTTGAGAAAATTAATAAGTCGGTATTAAATTTTTTAACAAACCCTTTAATTTTAATATTATAAAAACCGTCAATTACTTCCATACTTAAAATTGGTTTTATTTGAGCGTTTTGTATTTTGTTATCAAAATTTACTGTTAAATCAGTACCCGCAAAATCTTCTTTTGAACCTAAACTACCTACTACAGTGGCAGTCCCTTCACCAAATTCTTGATTGATTTTTTTTGCGACATACTCCTCAAGTTGGCCACCTTTGTCATGTGTTCTATTTAAAAGTTTCATAATCTTATCAAGAGTTTTAGACCCTTTAAAAATTCTTTCACCAAAAAACTCCATATAAGAACAAAATTTATTTATTTCTTCTACCTGTTGTGAAGGTGTTACCCCAATAAAATTTAATGTGGGTTTGTTTAATTTTAAAAGTACGACGTTTAAATCATCAACTAAAATTTTAAACCCAATATAATTCGTGTTTAATTTATTAATTACTGAACGACCCTCTTGTTCCAAACCGTATATACCTGAAGATGAACCTTCTGAGTATTGATTGTTTTCATACCACTTATCAGGCAAAACTCTCTTCAAAGTATTATCAATACATCTTCTATAAGTCCAAAGAACATTTTTGTTATTACTAAAAATATCTGAGTAATCCGACACGTTTTCGTATAAAAGTTTTTTTGGTGAAATTGATTCGTTTAATTTTTTTTCAGTTTTTGATTTGTATAACTCGTTAACAAATTCCCAGTTGATTACCTCCCAAAAATTCTCAATATATTCGTCTCTTTTGTTTTGGTATTTTAAATAATAAGCATGTTCCCATAAATCCAAACCTAACAAAGGAAAACCACCCTGATTAATTATATTCATAAGTGGGTTGTCTTGATTTGAAGTGGACATTACTTTTAATCTACCAGTATCGGTTAGAACTAGCCAACACCATCCAGAACCAAATCGTTTTTTTGAGATTTCTTCGAATTTAGTTTTGAAGTTACGATACGTTCCAAATTGTTTAACAATTTTTTCAAATACTTCTCCACTTGGTTTTTGCGGTGTGGGTGATAACATCTTCCAAAATAATGCGTGGTTAAATGCACCACCTGCGTTATTTCTTATTGTTGTATTATACTTTGATATTTGTTTAACAATATTCTCCAATTCAACATCACCATAATCTTTTTTACGAAGAGCTGAATTTAATTTTTTAACATACCCTTTGTAATGTTTTTGATAATGAAACTTCATTGTCTCAGGGTCAATAAATCTTCTTAACGATGCGTATCCATATGGTAGTTTATCAATACCGATAGTTTTCATTTCGTTAATAAAAAATTTGGTTTCAGGTTGAGTATCCTCACCTAATATACGACTAACTAATGACTCTGATACTATATTTAACGATTTCATTAATTATAAATACTTACTTACTATTGATTTCGTTAAGTATTTGTTCAACAATATCTACAGAACTTTCGTCTATATCACCCATAACCGTACCAATTATCTGTTTCTTTCTTGTAAGAATGTCATAAATAACACCTTCAATAGAGTTATCAAATAATGGATAGTATATTGAAACTGAATTTTTTTGTCCATATCTATACGCTCGGTCTTCAGCCTGAGCATGTTCAGCGGGTACAAACGATAAGTCATTCATAATAACGGCCTCACCAGCGGTAAGTGTTAATCCAACCCCCGCAGCTTTCATGTTACCACAAAAAACTTGTATTTTATCACTCTCTTGGAACTTATCAACAGCATCTTGTCTCGCAGGTTTTGATGTTGACCCGTCTAAATAAACAGATTTTTTACCAAAATGTTCGTGTATCTTTTTTAAAGGTTCGGTGAAATTACTGAAAATAATAACTTTTTTACCTTGTTCAATAATGTTCTCGGCAAGTTCAATTGTGATAGATATTTTTTCTTCAGCAATAACCTGTCTTACTTTCATAAGTTTTGAAAACTGAACTGATAGAGACCTTGACTCATCTTGTCTATTATTATACCAGTCATAATACTCACCCATTAATCCTTCATACAATCTTGATTTCAAACGAAGATAAACGGGTGTAATAATTTTTTCAGGTAAATCTAAAACTTCTGTCTTTAATCTTCTTAAGATTTGACGTGAAGTTCTTTCTCTTAATTCTTCTAAATTGGATGCTCCTGTTACATTCCAAATCTTTTTACCACCCACTCTAAACTGATACCCACCACAATATCTAATTGCGTATGCTTGCCAATTTTGACTTACAGGACTATCAATAAGTTTTAAGATATTATAATAATTCATTGGACGAGAAGTCATTGGTGTCCCCGTCAATAACCAAAGTTTTTTAATGTTCTTGGTTACATCCATTATAATCTTTGTTCTTTGAGCCTGAGCGTTTGAAACATAATGTGCTTCATCAATAACAACCAAATCAAATTTTGAATTAAGAATTGTTGAACCATTTTTATCTTTTGGGTCGTGAAAGTTTTTAAGAATATCGTAGTTAACAATCACGTAATCGGCAAGTTCAAACTTCTTACCTTCACAGATATAAACCGATTTGTCGGTATAGTTTCTGATTTCTCTCTCCCAATTTATTTTAAGAGATGCCGGACATATGATTAAAACTCTATTTGCTCCACTTTCTAATGAAGCAATCACCGCAGAAGTGGTCTTGCCCAAACCCATATCATCCGCCAAAATAAACTTATCGTTCTTTAATAATTTTTCTATTGCGTCTTTTTGGTGAGCAAGTGGTGGTCGGTTTTCATATTTTGTGTAATCAACATCAACTAAGTTTTCGGTGTATTGTTTAATAACCGCAGCTCTTGGTATCCAAAAATCGTGAATGGTCTCGGCACTAAAAATCTTACCCCAAATGTGATACGACTTATCTTTTTCAACTAAAATCTTCTCAACGTAGATTTTATCAGGTTCCTTAATAAAAGGATTGTCAGCAACAAGTTTTTGAGAAAAGTAAGAGTCAATCTCGACCCATTTCTTGGCAACTTTTGGAACTACTAAATTGTAGTCAATAACGTAATCACATTGAGCTCTCGTTGGAAGATACTTCTTATTTGAATCAATCTGTTTTTTTAATTTAAGGATATAGTTATTTGACCCCTGATAATTTTCAAGAATGGATATTGCTTGTTGTTCAACACTTAAATGTCCTGTAGAAGTTGTCAAATTATTTTAATTAACTATACAACTATAATAATAATCAAAAAAGAAATATTTATCAATATGTCAAACAGAATAGTTCCAATAACAAGATTAGGTAAATTTTTCGGAGAAGAAGATTATAATTTGGATGTTTCAATGGGTATGGAATGGTTAAATGGTGATATGAACTTCACTCTTATATTGTATAAAGTGGATAAAAAGAAAACAAATGTTGATGATGTATACGGTGAAGCTCAAGTAGATGGAATTAAATTTTTACCACCTGTTGAGTTTAAAGCTTATCTACAAATTGTTGCACCTGAAAATAAATTTCTTGGGACAAGTAAGATTAATCAAATGGAACCAGGTAATGCTAGAATTTCTGTTTACCAAAAACATTTAGATGAATTAGATATTGATATTGAATATGGTGATTATATTGGGTATTACGAAACTGAAACTCAGGTAAGATATTATGTGGTTAATAATGACGGACGAGTAGTGTCGGATAACAAACATACATATGGTGGATATAAACCATTTTACAGAACAATAAACGCATCTCCTGTAATGGAAAACGAATTTAGAGGATTATAAAATGAAAATAATTATTTCTGAGAAACAACTAAAAATGATTGTTGAATCAATAAAAAATGACAGAGTCATTTGTGATAATTGTGGTTGGTCTTGGGATTTGTCAGACGGAGGAAATGACCCATATATTTGTCATAAATGTGGTAATAATAATGAAGAAAAATAATGTCGTTACCAAAAATTAAAAAAAATTTACCTCTTACATATCCTCCTGTTGGTTATGAGAGAAGAGAACAACTTCTTGAGGATATTAATAAGAATGGAACTTACTTGCCAAAATCATTATTACATGAAGATTTTGACCGTGGGTTCATGGATTTTGTTAAACAAGATTTAAAAACAGTTGTTAGTGGGAACTTAGTTAAAGTTGTGGATATTTTAATGACGACACAAAACTGGATTCAGTTCACCCAAACATGGGATTTTAATAATATTGATAAAAATGTTCAACCACCATTTATCACCACAATTAGAATACCTGAAGTAAAATATGGTACATTACCTTCATTGTCATATAATATACCAAATAGGAGACAATATCATTATGCGGCGGTCCCAACGTGGGATGGTCAGAGAAAAGGTATGGACATTTATACAATACCTCAACCTAACCCTGTTGATATAAAATATTCTGTTAAAATTATTTGTAATAGAATGAGAGAACTTAATAAGTTCAACCAAATTGTTATTGACAAATTTGCTTCAAGACAGGCTTATAGACAAATTAAGGGACATTATATTCCAATACAACTTGATGATATATCTGATGAGTCGGTTATGGATGTTGAAAAAAGAAGATATTATATACAATCGTATGGTTTTACTTTACAAGGGTTTTTACTTGATGAAGAACAGTTTGAAGTTAGACCTGCGGTTAGTCGTTCATTAGTATTAATGGAAGTTAATCCAAGGAAAAATAAACGAAGAGTTAACAAATACCCACCAAATCCTGGTAGAATCCCTTTAAATATTTCTTACCCTATCGGAACTACGGCATATACCCAAACATTTGAGTACACTACAAATATTAAACTAATCGATGCTGAAAATATTGCGTCGTATTCGATGTATATTAACGGACTTTTTTATGGGACAGATATACAACAACTTATTACAGGAGAAATACAGATTAACACTAATGATGTATTAACAATTCAAATTATTAAATCCGATAATACTCAACCATCGAATTTCCAACTCGAGTCGATATTGATTTAATTTTCTCCGTAGATATCCCTTTTTTCTGTACAGTTTAATTCAATAAGTTTTTCAATAAACCTATGAATTTTCAATCCATGCTTTAAACAATGTTTTTTTAATAACAAATGTGATTCTTCAGATATCTTAAGGTTCTTTATTTTCAAGGTAGAAAAAAGTAAGATTTTATTCTTACTAATCAATAAATAGTTGTTTAGACCAATAGTTTTTCAAGTTTTACAGAATATTTATCAATAAATAAATTTTAAACAATTAAATTAAAAAATGGCAACAGCAAACAAAGTATTCGTTTCTCCAGGTGTTTATACCTCAGAGAGAGATTTATCTTTTGTTTCACAAAGTGTTGGTGTAACTACTTTAGGTATTGTGGGAGAAACTCTTAAGGGTCCTGCATTTGAACCTATCTTCATCACTAATTATGATGAATTCCAAACTTTTTTTGGAGGTACGTTACCTGAGAAATTTGTGAATACACAAATCCCAAAATATGAAGCAGCATATATTGCTAAATCATATTTACAACAATCTAATCAATTGTATGTAACAAGAATTTTAGGTCTATCAGGTTATGATGCAGGACCATCTTGGTCAATAACTACAGTAGCAAATGTTAATTGTGGCACCGTTGGAATAACAGGGGGAACATCTTTCTCTATTAATTTCACAGGTTCAACTGCTTCAACAGTATCTGTACAATTTACCTCAGCGGTTCCAAGTCAAATAAGTGGAAACACATATTATACTAATCCTTATACACAGTTTGATGGTGGAACATCTACAATTTTAGGTGATTTACAAACACAATTATATAATATTTTAGTTACTAATAGTACATCAGGAACTTCGGCTTATTATTTTGGTCCAGTTTCAGGTACTCAGGTAACTGCAAATATCGCTGCGGGTTTAACGGCATCGACAAATGTATTTGATGTTAATAGTATAACATCAACAACTATTGATTATTGTTCAGGTACAAATGACGCTTGGTTCTACGCAAATTTCGTTCCACCAACTAACGGTAACGCTTACTTTGGTAATTCTTATTTTACAAGAGTTTCTTCTTTATCAGGAACTTCTTATGGAGTTCCAGGTTCATTTACAGGAACTGTATCAGGTTTCTATTACGGATTCTCGGGTACAAGTTATTCAGGATACAATAATCTTGTTGTAGCAACTTTACGTTCAAGAGGTATTACTCAATACTCAACAACTTTACATGGTCCACAATATCAAGTAACAGGTACTTCAGATGTAACAATGATTGGTACCGGTAGTTACTCAGGAATAAGTCAAAATCCTTACGCTACCTTCTTGATTTCAGGTATTACTTACGATAATGATACGTTCAGTTTTGAAACTTCATTTACGACATCACAATCTAACTATATTAGTAGTGTGTTTGGTGTCTCAAATTTTGCCAAAGATAGAACTGAAGTACCTTTATTTGTTGAAGAAAGATATTCAACAATGTTAGATTATGGATATAGTCAAGGTTTCATTCGTGGATTAAACGCAAATAACTTCATTAAGTTAGGTGACGCAAGAACTTCAGCAAATCTTGATACGATTGGTTTCTATTTAGAAAGATACCAAACACCATCATCTCCTTGGGTTGTCTCTGAACTTAGAGGTAATTTAGTTTATAAATTATTCCGTGTTTATACAATTCCTGATGGAAATGATGCTAACAGAGAAGTTAAAGTTTCTATTGCAAATATCTCATTTAACAATGGAACATTTGATTTGATAGTTAGAGATTTCTATGATACTGATGCTAACCCAACGGTTATTGAGAAATTTACTAATTGTACATTAGACGCAACAAGTAACAGTTTTGTGGCTAAAAAGGTTGGTTCTATTGACGGTGAGTATGCAATTCTTTCTAAATATATTATGTTAGAAATGAGTGAAGAAGCTCCGTTAGATGCTCTTCCTTGTGGATTTGAAGGTTTTATAACAAGAAGTTATACTAACGGTACATCTCCTTTCCCTGTTTATAAAACACACTATGCAATCCCTGGTGAAATAATCGCTAATCCTCCATTTGGTAATTCGGCTGGTAGTGATAATGCAACAACTAGTCCTGGTGATAATAAAAGAAGAACTTATTTAGGTATTTCATCTTCAGTAGGTGTTGACGCCGATTTCTTCGACTATAAAGGAAAGCAAAGACCGATTGGTGATTTGTGTGAAGAAGGAACTTACAATAACTGGCCAAACACGACAAAAGGTTTCCACATGGATAGTGGAGCAACTGTTGTAACAGTAAGTGGTGTT